GAGTTATGGGACTGAGGGGACCGCCACCGACACCGACCGCCGTCCGGCAGCTCCAGGGAAACCCCGGCCGCCGGCCGCTGAACGCCGCCGAGCCGTCCACCCCGCCGCTCAGCGTCAACCCGCCGGAGTGGATGGACGACGACGCGGACCTGAAGGAGTTCTACTTCGCGGTCGGCAACATCGTCCGGGCGATGAACGTGGCGCAGGAGTCGGACGGTCCCGCTCTCGAGATGCTCTCGATGTGCCTCGCGCAGGCGCGGGACGCCTACCGCGTGGTGCAGCGGAACGGCAGCACGCAGTTCGGCCAGGGCGGCGAGCAGGTGTCGGCCCACTTCAAGGTGATGACGCAGATGATCCGCCAGGCCATGGCGATCATGAAGGAGTTCGGCATGACGCCCGCGTCCCGCAGCCGGGTGAAGGCCATGGCGATGCCGGAGAAGAAGAGCAAGCTCGCGGCGTTCATGGGGGACGGTGAGTGACGAGGCCCTCCATCCGGCAGAGCGGTACGTCCGAGACGTGCTCGAATCCCGGGTCGTCGTCGGCCGACGCATTCACCTTGCGGTGGAGCGTCACAGTCGAGACCTCGAGCGAGCCGACTTCCCTTTCTACTTCGACCCGGCCGCTGCTCGTCGCCCCATCGACTTCATCCACAACTTCTGCCGCCACTCGAAGGGGGAGTGGGCGGGCCGACCGGTAATCCTCGAACCCTGGCAGCAGTTCACCTTCTGGGTGGCGTTCGGCTGGCTCCGCAAGGACACCGGCTTCCGCCGCTTCCGCATCGTCTACGAGAAGGTGGCCCGCAAGAACGGCAAGTCCACGAAGCTGTCGGGCACCGGCATCTACCTCACCCTCGGCGACCGCGAGCCCGGCGCCGAGGTGTACTCCGTCGCCACAAAGAAGGACCAGGCGAAGATCATCCACGAGGAGGCGATGCGGATGGTCCGCAAGTCGCCGGACCTTGCGGAAGTGTTGACCGTCGTCAAGAACAACATCAGCCACATCGACAGCGCGTCGAAGTTCGAGCCGCTCTCGTCCGACGACAAGACGCTCGACGGGCTGAACGTGCACGCCGGCCTCATCGACGAGATCCACGCCCACCCGAACCGCGGCGTGTACGACGTGATCGAGACGGCCACGGGGTCGCGTCGGCAGCCGCTGGTCTGGTGCATCACCACCGCGGGGATCGTCACCGCGAACAGCATCGCGCTCGAGCTGGAGGAGTACGGGGACAAGGTGCTCAGGGGCATCATCCGGGACGAGACTTTCCTGCCGCTCTGCTGGGACATCGACGAGGGGGACGACCCCTGGGACGAGCGGGTCTGGTACAAGGCGAACCCGAACCTCGGGGTGTCGGTCAAGCTGGACGACCTGCGGGCCAAGGCGGTGAAGGCGAAAGAGACCCCGGCCGCGCAAAACAACTTCTTCTGCAAGCACCTGAACGTCTGGAGCAACAGCCGCTCCCGCTGGGTGGCGGTGGAAAAGTGGGACGCCTGCCGCGAGGACTTCCCGCTCGAGGAGCTCCTCGGCCGGGAGTGCTACGGCGGGCTCGACCTGTCCACCACCACCGACATCTCGGCGCTCAAGCTGGTGTTCCCGTGGGAGGGCGGGCTGTACCGGTCGCTCGCCTTCTACTGGGTGCCGGAGGAGAACGCCGAACTCCGGGCCCGGCGGGACCGCGTCCCGTACCCGCAGTGGATCCGGGAGGGGCACATCGAGGCCACGCCCGGGAACGTCATCGACTACGAGTTCATCGAGCACCGCATCGTCGAGGTGGCGAAGCGGTACAAGCTGCGGGAGCTGGCGGCCGACCCGTGGAACGCGACCGGCACGCTCCAGCGGCTCCAGGAGAAGCACGGCATCAAGGTGGTCGAGATGCGGCAGGGGTTCGTGTCAATGAGCGCCCCGATGAAGCAGCTCCAGGCGCTGGTGCTGGCCGGGAAGTACCGCCACCGCGGGGACCCGGTCAGCCGGTGGATGTTCGACAACGTGTCGGTCCGGCAGGACCCGGCGGGCAACATCAAGCCGGACAAGGAGAAGAGCGCCGAACGAATCGACGGGGTTGTTGCTGAAATAATCGCCATCGACCGGGCGGTTTTGCGGCGCGAGGAGGTCAACCCTTACGAGACCGGAGGGTTGTTCGCGGTGTGAGCGGACAGAGGCATCTTGTTGTCGTAATGGCAGGCGTGATAGAGTCGGCGGGTGACGGACAAGACCTGTTTCGCTTGCGGGCAAACGTACCCGCTGACCAACTTTTACATCCACCGAGCGCACAAGGACGGGCTCAGCTCGCGGTGTCGCGGGTGTCACAAGCAGTACTGTTCCGAACTACACGCCAGGAAAAAGCAAAACAGTGAGTACGTTGCCAAACGCCGGGAGTTTAGCAGGCAGTGGTATCAAGAGAATCGCCAACGCACGAACGAGCGTAACCGCCATAACCACCGCGTTCAGAAGGAGCTCTGCCTTCAGCATTACGGTAACGGTCGCTGCGCTTGCTGCGGTGAGAGCACCATGGAGTTTCTGAGCCTCGATCACGTGAACGGCGGGGGCAACCGCCATCGAAAAGAAGTTGGCGGGAAGATGTACCGCTGGCTTGTGAGAAATAAATACCCGTCCGATCCTCCTCTCCGCGTCCTTTGCCATAACTGCAATCAAGCCATTGGTTACCACGGGTATTGTCCGCATCAGCGAAAGCTTCCCGCCTAGGTCGTGGCTATCCCAGAGCCGCCGGTTCGGGCAGTATGTGGCTTGACATGTCAACGATTTGCGTCGCCGGATGAAGCTCTTCGGGATTCAGATTCCATTCACCAGGCGGGCCGCCGCCACGGCCCCGATCCCGGACGACCGGTACTTTGCCGTCGGTCCGTGGGGTTTCATGGACGGTGCCCGGGTCACGCCGGAGACGGCCATCCGGTTCACCGCCGTGCTGTCGGCGGTCAAGATCATCTCCGAGACGCTCGCCTCGCTCCCCGTGATGGTGTACCAGCGGCGGGCCGACGGGGGGAAGGACCGGGCCACCCGGCACCCGCTGTACAAGCTGCTCCGCCGCCGCCCGAACTCGCTCAAGACGTCGAGCTTCGAGTTCCGGGAGATGCTCACCGCCCACGTGCTCCTGTGGGGGAACGGGTACGCCCAGATCCTCCGGAATAGCCTGGACGAGCCGGTCGAGCTGCACCCCATTCACCCCAGCCGGGTCACCCCGAAGACCGAGAACGAGCGGCTCATCTACCGGGTGCGGATGCCGGACGGGGGCGAGCGGGTGCTGGCGGCCGACCAGGTGCTGCACATCCGCGGTTACCGCGACTCCGGGCTGGAGGGCCTGTCGGTCGTGGCCGCCGCCGAGAAGGCGATCCGGGCCGGGCTGTCGCTCGAGGACTTCGGGATGAACTTCTTCGAGGGCGGGGCGTTCCCGTCCGGGGTGCTGGAGGTCGAGGGCACCGGCACCATGTCCCCGCAGGCCAAGGACAACCTGCGGGAGAGCTGGCAGAAGCTGTACGGCGGTACCAACCGGGGGAAGAACATCGCGGTCCTGGAGGCCGGGCTGAAGTGGAAGCAGATGATGATCCCGCAGACCGACGCCCAGTTCCTGGAGCAGCGGAAGTTCCAGATCTCCGAGGTGGCCCGCATCTTCCGCGTGCCGCCCCACATGTTGGCCGACCTGGACCGGGCCACGTTCTCGAACATCGAGCACCAGTCCCAGGAGTTCATCACCTACACCATGCTCCCGTGGTTCCGGCGGTGGGAGGAGGCGATCGACCGCGACCTGATCGACGGCGACGACGAGGACGTGTTCGTCGAGTTCCTGCCCGACGCGCTCCTGCGGGGCGACACCGCGGCCCGGGCGACGGCCTACCGCACCCAGATCGAGAGCGGCATCCTGTCGCCGAACGAGGCCCGGCTGATGGAGAACCGCAACCCGTACCCGGGCGGCGACGAGTTCATGCGGCCGCTCAACATGGGGTCACCGAGCGGGCAGGCGCAGGAGCCGGACGAGGAGCCGGACGAGGACGACTCCGAGGAGGAGGCGGTCGCGCCGCCCGCCCGCCGGGGGCCGGATGCCGAGGCCATCAACGCCGCGTTCCGCGGGCTGTTCCGCGAGACGTGGGTGCGGGTCGCCCGCAAGGAGGTTAACGCGGTGAGGTCGGCGGCGAAGAAGAAGACGGCCGACGAGTTCCCCGAGTGGCGCCAGGAATTCCTCGACGACCTGCACGACTTCGCGTCCACCTGCCTGCGGGAGCCGCTCGCGTCCTACGCCGCGGTCCGGGGGTGGCACGATTCGACCGAGACGCTCGTGCGGTTCACGCGGGAGTACCGCGAGGAGGTGTTCGCCGCGTTGCAAGTTTGCTTCGAAAGTCCGGAGGTCGGGTACGCCCGGTCGGCCGACGAAGTTGCCGCCTATTGGACCGAGCGGCTCCTGGGGTACAGTGGGGGAGAGTATGAGTCAGCCGCTTGAGACGATCACCGTTCCGCACTTCGGTCGCATCCACGATTACATCGGGGCGTGGGCCATCGAGCCCACGGCGGCCAACGCCCTTCTGGCGCTGGCGCGGAGCACGAACCTGTTCGCCCACGTGCTGGAAGCCAAGGCGGCGCCGACCGAGGTCCGGTCCGCGCTCGCGCTGCAACCGGACGGGCGGGGGAAGTCGCTGGCCGTCGTCCCGCTGGTCGGCGTCCTCATGAAGCACCAGTCTTCGATGGGCGGCGGCACGAGCACGGTGCAGGCCCGGCGCGACATCCGGATGGCCGCGAACAACGACGACGTGTCGGCCATCTTGCTCAGCATCGACAGCCCGGGCGGTACCGTGGCGGGCACCGCCGACCTCGGGGAGGAGGTCCGGGCGGCGGCGAAGAAGAAGCCGGTGTACGCGTTCGTCTCCGACCTGTGCGCCTCCGCCGCCTACTGGGTGGCGAGCCAGGCGGACGCCATCTACGCGAACAACGCGACCGCCCTGGTGGGATCCATCGGCACGGTCATGTCCCTCTACGACGAGAGCAAGGCGGCCGAGCAGCAGGGGGTGGAGACGCTGGTGTTCGCGACCGGCCCGCTCAAGGGCGCGGGGACTCCCGGCGCCGCGGTCACCGAGGAGCAGCGGTCCTACTTCCAGGCACTCGTCGAGGACGCCCAGAAGAGCTTCGACGCGGCCGTGAAGAAGGGGCGGAGCCTCACCGATTTGCAACTCAAGAACGTGCGAACCGGCGGCGTGTTCGGGGCCGAGGATGCCGTGGACCGCAAGCTGATCGACGGCGTGCAGTCGCTCGAGGCGACGGTCGACGCGCTGGTCCGGGCGACCTACGCCCGGGGCCGCCGGGCGGAGGTCGAGGTCACGCTTGAGGCGGAAGAGGCACAGCCGGTCGGCGTCTCGCCCGACCCCTACCTGCTCAAAGTTCGGGCCTTGCGCGCCGCGTCCTAGTCCGGCACTCTGACCCCATCGGCGCTACGGCCCCGCGGGTTCCGTCGAACCCAGCACCGTAGCTCGTAACCGCCAGCGGCCCGACGGCCGTCCCACGTTACCCAACGCAACAGCACAGTTGTACCCACACGCCCCCTCGCAAGAGGCGGGAAACGTCTAGCGTGTATCTAACGAGGAATTGTGAGTCTTGTTAAGGATTTGAGAAAGCAGAAGGCGGCGGCTCTCGACGAGCTGAACGCGATCGCCGACGCGGCCAAGAAGGACGGCCGGGGCATGACGGCGGAAGAGGTGGCGAAGTTCGACGA